TTACTGGGGTATTGTGCCACCAGTAACATTACTATCTTTTGACACCAGACCTTGCGTAATCGCGGCAATCCCTGCTAAAACCAGTTCGTGGTTCCCTGTTTTAATTCCTGCATATATCAGGGCCGCTCCCGTCGCAAGACCCGCTAAACTACTTCTCCAGTTTTTCAATTTATTATCCCTCCTTTGTTTAATTTATTCTTTAACAAAGCATCTAGCCCCAAGGCAATATCTGCTGTTCCGGCGGTGTCATTCCGTTGGCGAGCCATTCGGATACATCAAAGCCTGGGCAGGATTTTCTTACACCTTTCAGGTCCCTGTGCCCTAATACCAAGACCTTCCGGCCTTCTTTTATGCGCCGTATCAGGTCGGCCAGGCTTTCCCATTGCGCGGCTGTGAATTTATCGGTCCCGATGAGACACACTCCTATGCTCCGGATGTTGTATCCGGCGGCATGCGCGCCGATCTCGTTTTCCGACCTGCCCGTGCGGATCGTCCCGTCAACCTGTATCACGTAGTGGTAACCAATGGATGTCATCCGGGGATTGAAAGTGCGCAATGCCGCCGATTTGCGCTGCCATCCGTTGGACCGGTGCCACCGGTCTATGTCCTCCGCAGTGTTGCGCCGGCCGTTTGGCGTGGCCGAGCAGTGAATGACTACCATGTCGAATTCTCTCATTTTGCCCCTCTCTGACTATATTCCCCAGCTTCCGGCGCCGTGCGGTTGAACGCCGAATTCCCAATCATCTTCGCGCGGATGGCCGTCACCTTCATACATCGCCGGATCGGGGCCGTCCGGTTCGGATTCGTTGTTCATGCAGTCTTCACAGATCCGCCCGTTCAGCGGGCATCTGATATTACAGGTCACTTTTCAGCCTCCGGTTTTACATCTTCAACGTTGTAGCCTCTCCAGACGCAATCGGGATTTTCCACATGGGCCAAGGCGCCCTTTCCTTTCGCCTGGCAATCTTTCGGGCATTCTCTCATTTTATGAACCCCATCATCTGCGCGGCCTTTTTCAGGGCCGCATCCGAGATGACGGCCCATAACGCCAGGGCGACAAACAGATATATGACGGCTCGTTTCATGAGCTTGCCGCCGGACGCCATGTCTTTCAGCAGTTGCCGCTCCTCATCGGTAAAAGAGCAGGTGTGACCGCTCTCCTTGATGATCGCCCGGAGGATTTCAATGTCATGGTCGGTCAGCGTGTGCTCCGGATATCTTGGATTGCGCCATTCGGTCATAACCTTCTCGCTCCCTGGTTTCTCGATGTTCAATATAATGTTGAACAATACTAGAAAGCCTCCAGTGAGTCAAATTGTTTATGATTATTCTAACCTTCCCGGCAAGCCGCGGTTGACGGGTTGCCGGGAAGGCGGCGGGCTTTTCAGAGGGGTTTTACTGTTTTCACGAGGCTTGACAGTTTTTTGTACAGTTTCTTTCCGGTTTCGTGGTCGATTATGGTGACGGTGAAGAGAATCAGGACGGGAAGAGGTAATGTGCGGTAGCGCCAGACGGTTCGCAACAGTTCCATCTTCTGGCTGTCGTCCATGTCCGGGGAGATATCAGCGGCCAGTGCCGCGACGGGGCTCATTTGAAACCGCCCGCCACGAGACGCAAGGGTGACGGGTTGAGAAGCTCCGCCAGCCTGGCCATGCCTTTCGAGGTTATCAGCACCTGCTCGGTCATTTTTTCCGAACCGTCGCCACGGGTGACCACGGTAACCTTGTGCTCGAGGAGTCCCTGCTGGAGCTTGTCCTGATAGGCGACCCAGCCGGTTCCACCCTGGCGGCGGTATATCCATCTGTTCTGGGAGAGGTAGCCGAAGAGGACCTTGGGCCGGACCTGGAGATCCTTGGCAGCGTTGGTGATGCAGAGGCTGCCGTCGGCAGTGGCGATGCGGTCGAGGGCCTCGGCCTTGGGTTCCAGGTCGGCGACCTTGGTTTCGAGGGTGATTACTTTTTCGGAGTAGTTCAAAAGCAGCCCGCGCATGGTGACCGGGTCGTTGAGGATCTGCATGGGGTCGATGGCCGGTGGAGATGTTACCATTTCATCGTATGCGCGGATGACCTTGAGATGAAAAGCAGCGCTTATCCACATGGCGTAGGCGTAGATGAGTTCTTTACAAACGTAGGTACCTTGCTCTATTCCACCTCTTATTGCATTGACTGGAGCGATACCCGAATTTTGGGTATCGGATAATTCCTTAACAAGCTCAATTGTTTGCGGACTAGCAAAGAACTTGTTAGGCTCCTTGGATCTTGCGTTCGCCCCGCTTGAAACTGCTGCCCGGTGAAGGTCATTCAGGCAGTATCGGCCTTCCGCATCCTGCTTGATTCCTACGCCAGCTACAATCAATTCTCCTTTCATGGTACTACCTCCTTGGGTTGGATTTTCGGCACAAAAAAAGCGTGCCGGTAGAGACTATCCACGCCCAAGGCGCCGCGGCCCTCACGGGTACCGCGCATCTCTACCGGCACGCTGGTTTGCTCTTGCCGGTGATAAGGTTTCCGGGTTTTCTCTCCCGAAAACAAAAGTTCCGCTGTTAGGTCGCGGCCGCCCTTGGGTTGGATACCGATACCTTTACCAGTATCCGGAGGGTTTTTCAAGGGGTTTTTTCTTGATGTGTTCAACATATTGATGAACGCTATCACCTTCAAATTGAGCCGTCAACAGGTTTTTGGTTGTTCTTTATACGCCAATGGCGTATAGTTTGCGTATGGTCATAATCGAAACACCAGTATTTACCAAACAGGCGCTTTCCATGCTGTCGGATGAGGAGTATCGACTGTTTCAGTCCGTACTTCTTGACAGGCCCGACGCAGGGAAGGCTATTCCCGGAGGGGGCGGCCTTCGCAAAGTGCGATGGTCAACTGACGGACGCGGCAAAAGAGGCGGCGTCCGGATAATTTATTACTGGTTTATTTCTATGGAAACCATTTTGTTGCTGTTTATGTACCCGAAAAACGTTCAGGGCGACCTTACGCGGGACCAGGTGAAGCAACTCAAGAAGATTGTAGAGGAGGACTACCATGGAAGATGACCTTTTCCAGGAGCTTATGGAAAGCATGAAGCAGGGCGCCGCAATCCTGAAAGGGACCATGCAGCCTTCGCGCTCTTTTGATTTCCCCGAAACCGAGGTGCGCGAACTTCGGGAACAGTTTGGTCTTTCGCAGGAGAAGTTCGCGCGGTTGGTGGGTATCAGCGTCGCTACCCTGCGGAACTGGGAACAAGGACGGCGCAAGCCGGAAGGACCGGCGCGCGTCCTTTTGCGTATCGCTTCCCTGCATCCGGAGGTCTTGCTGAAAACAGCTGGTGTCAAGCCGTGATGGAATACAAGGGTTATCTCGGCAAAGTGGATTTTGACGACGACGCGGGAGTTTTTCACGGAGAAGTCATCAACACCCGCGATGTCATCACCTTTCAGGGAACAAGCGTGGAAGAGATACGCGCCGCTTTCCACGATTCCGTTGAAGACTATCTTGATTTCTGCGCGCAACTGGGACATGCGCCGGAAAAACCTTTTACCGGGAAATTCATGTTGCGCATATCCCCCGATCTGCACCGCAAGGTATATATCGCGGCAAAACAGGCGGGAAAAAGCCTCAATGCCTGGATTGCCGAACAGCTTCTGGAGACTTCATCCCAGGCACGGTGACAACCTGTGGAGCTGAAGGAGACAAGGCATGCTTACCCATGAAGAGATAAAAGCCCTCGCGCTCGGTTGGGCGCCTGGAGTTTCGCCTTGTAAAGGATTCCCATGGAAGATGACCTATCTCCGCTTCACTCCATGGGCCAGGCTTGCACCGTTAAATTGCATGGCCAGCGTGCCGTTTAATCATCACCCGCTCAACTGCTCCCTTTGCCATTCGGCTTTGCCCTTGTTGGGCCTGTCGCTCAGGGTCCGGCGGATGGCCGCCGTTTTGATGACCGGGACGAGTCCGTTGGCCTGGGACGTCCTTAGACGCCGGTTGAACTTCATTATCTTCAGCATCACCTCTTTACGCTGGCCAGGTTTTGACAATCTCAGTTCGGCCAGCAGATCCCCCCGTTGTTCCCTCCAGTGCGCCGAGAGGCCCTTTTCCACGTTGGTCAGGTCGTTTCGTTCCGCGATGCGGGATGGCTGGAAGCCCAGCATCCTGACAGCCGCTTCACCGGTTCCGTATTTCATGGGCCTGCCGTTTTCGTCGAAGATAACCTTGCCGGTTCCGGTGGTGGCGCCCTTGGTGGCCATGCGGTAGGCCCGCATGCCTCCGGCCAGGGCCTCCGGGGAGATGTTTTCCAGCGCCCGGTGCCAATCCCCCCGGCTGGCCGCGGTAACCGCCCTGCCCCCCTTCTGCGCAAGGCCGGTGAACACGCCCCCGGCGGCCTCGGGGAGGGAGTCGCCCGACAGGAGCGGGGAGACAATGGGGATCTGGAGGCGCATGGCGTTGGAGATGTTGACGCCCGTGGCGCTGGCGAGTCCGTGCCAGGCGAAGCCGTTGACCATCTCGCCCAGGGCGCCGTATTGGCGGGCGTGTTGTTTCGTCCATTTCCTGAAGGCCAGCCGGGGCGATTCGCCAAAGAGGGTCTGATAGAGCTTGTCGAGCTCGTCCCAGCCCGGGAGCGCCGCCGCCCCGCCGATGATGGCCATGGCCGCCGCATAGCGGAGCATGGCCGCCATGTCCTCTTTCTTGCCGCTGGTGAGGTTGTTGTAGACCCAGTTCCAGTTATTCCACAGGAACGATTGCAGGGCGTACACGGTCCTTCCCAGCGGTTTCTGGGCGAAGCCCGGCAGGTTGGCCCTGGACATTTCGAAGTTTACCCGCCGGTTGACCCGGAGGGCCTTGTCAAGAGCCTCGGCGTGTTCCATTCCGTCCGCCCGGAAGCTCCTGTAGGCGGCCAGGATGACGGTCTTGCGGTTGAGCATTTCTACTTCCTGGAAGCCGGACAGGGCCTTGCCGGTCAGGGTGTGGAAGAAGCCGGATATCTTGCCGGTTGTCCCTTCACCTGCTCCCGCCATTTCCCGGATGACGGTGTTCTGTTCCTGCTCCTTCCAGATCTCGGAGGAGAATATCGCCTTTTCCTCGTCGCTCAGTTTACCCCTGAAGATGTCCTTTTGCGCTCTGGCGATGGCCACAAGCGCGTTCTGCCGGGTGTGCTTGCCCAGTTCAGCAATCCCCAGCGTCCACGGCTGGGTGGAGTTTATTACCATGGAGGAGACCTTGAAGCCCAGATAGGCCAGGGTCGCGACGGATCGGAGGTTGGCGCCGATGCGGTCCGCCGCGCCCATGTTGCGCAGGGTGTCCCTGATGTACTGCTCGGCCCAGGGTTTTACCTCGGGCCTGGCGTAGCGGAAGTTTTCGAACTGGGCGCAGGCGTACTGGGCCTTGGATATCATGCCCGCCGTGGAGGTCATGTAATCCTGATAGGCCAGTATGGGGTTTTCGGTCTCGTATCCCTCGATGAGATAGGGCGCCCGCTGGATGCGATGGGCCCCGGCGCCCCTGGCCATGAGGATTTCGGCCAGGGACTGGACGATCTGATGGCGGATGCCGGCGGCCTCGGTCTTGCTGATGTCCTGTTTGGACGCGGCCCGTTCCACGGCCTGCAACTGGGCCTGTTCCATGGCGAAATCGTTCTGCATGTCGCCGTAGGTGGCTTCGGTCAAGCGGTCGTTGAAGTCCACCCTTGTTTCGTAGGAGGCCCAGTCCAGGTAGTTTTCGGGCATGAACCTTTTCAGGCCGGCCATGACTTCTTTCTTGTGCCTGTTGGCCCTGGAGCGGGAGGACTGGAGCTTCATGTAGACCTTGACCTTGATGCTGCCGTCCCCCAGGCGTTGCAATTCGTCCCTGAGCCGCTTTATCTCGGCCGCGGATTCTTTGTCCTTTATGGCCTGCTCAAGATTCTCTTCCGCCTGGCGGATGTTCACGCTGTTTTGCAGTTCCAGCTTGCCGATGATTTTGGCCGCCTGCTTGACGAAGAAGCGGATCTGCTTTTGCGGGCTGTTACCCTTGACGAAGAACAGGGCGTCTTCCAGGCCGGTCAGTTTGCTTTGCAGCTCGAAACGCTTTTTCTCCGGAAGTCCCTCAACGGAAAGGTCTTTCTTCAGCTTCGCAATGGCCTTGCCAAGCCGCTTTTCCGCGCCCTGGTCCACATAGACGCGCTGGCGTCCCGTGCCGCTCTCGTGCTCGTAGGCGAGGCCAAACCGCCGGGCGAGGGTCTTTATCTCGTCGGCCACGGCCTTGCCGGGGAAGTACGGGAGGTAGGCGGACAGGGCGTCTATGCTCTTTTCGAAGTCTACCCTGTCGCCGTTTTTCTTGAGGAATTGATAGTGATGCGCGGCGCGGTACTGGCCGATTTCCCACTTGAGGCCCGTGATGCGCTGGTACACGTTTACCTGCCAGTCGCCTTCGCCATGGTTGCGCGGCATCCAGCCGGGGTGTCTGGCCATGTTGTTGCGGAAGGTGAAGATGTGCTTTTCCACCTCGTCCATGGACATGCCGTTTTCCGCCGCCGACTTTCTCATCTCGGCCTCTATGGTGTCGGCCACTACGGTGTCGATGTGGGTCCGGATGTCCCGGTAGGCCTGAAAGGCCGCTTCGGAGGGGAGGTTTTCGGCCAGTTTTTTCTCGCCCTTCACCATGTCGTAGGTGCGCCATGCCTTGCCGTCTATGTCTCCCCGGCAGATGAGCAGGTTGACGCCCTTCTTGTCCCCGCCGGAGAGCCGCGCGTAGTTGTCCGCTATCACGCCCCAGGCGGTGGACAGGTCCTTGTTGCCCCAGCTGGTGACTTGCTCCGTCAATCTCTCCACGAATCCGGCGGGTTTTTCCTTGCCGCCGAACCAGCCCAGGAGCTTGAGGATGAGGGAGTTCTTGTTTTTCTCCCGGTCCAGGGCGGTATCGACAAGCGGGGCCTTGTTCGGGTCCGCTTCTGCCGCTTCCACCGGGGTTCTGAGCCAATGGCCGACAGTGTTCATGATATGAACAGGGGTGTGCTCGTCGATCCATTCCCTGAACCTGGACCAGTCCAGAGGGTTCAGGAGCCGCACGAGTGATTTCCAGGCATCGGCGGACCCCCATTGTTCCGTGTATCTGAGCAGGCCGTCGCCGGCCAGGGCGTAGCGCACGCCTCCGTCCACCGGCATTTCCCGAACGTCCTTCATGGAAACGTCCGAGGGCAGACCCACGAAGAGATCATAGACGAAACCAGGCGGATTGGTGTTCTGGATGTATATGTTGCCATTTGGCAACTTGTCCACTGGCAGCGCGACAACCTTGACCCTTTTCCCTGATCGGGCCTTGCTCCAGGCTATCTCCTGGGCCGTGGAAAGGGAGGTGGTCCACCAGGAGCCTTTCAGGTCTTCCCCGGCGGCGTAGTGGCCGCGCTCGGGGTTGTATGGCACCACGCCGGGGGCAAGTTCCTGGTCGGCCACGTAGAACGCCCGGAACAGGAACCGGCCCGGTTCGTCGTAATCCTTCACCGTCTCGGCGATGGCTTCCAGAGCTATCGGCCGCTCCGCCTCCAAGACCTCCCGTTCCGTGGTGTTGAGGGTGACGCCCTTTTCGATGATTTGGGATTTCACGTCTTCGAGGAGGGCCAAGGCAAATCTCATATCTCTTGACTTTTCGGGTCCATTTCTTACAATTATTTCAGAACCGCCATCGTTTCGGACGTTGGGATTGAGGGTTTCCAGTATACTGTCGGCACTCATCGTGGCGGGATACTTCCTCACAGTTACTCCCGCGAATTTTCCCCCGCCCGGCTCATACGCCATGAATGCCTGAAGCTGCTCATCCGTGATTCCCTGCTCCCTGAGCTTCCGCAGCAGCGCGCCGTAGTCGATGCCCCCCTCCCCCTCTTTTTCGTAGGGCGCTTCTTTGCCTTCTATATACCGGCGGGCCTTGCCGAGCAGTTCCCGGATCTCGGCCTCGCCATACCCCACATCGAAACCGACGCTTCGGAGGAATTCTTTCACGGCGGCGATGATGCGGGAGAGCATGGTGGAGTTCTTGCCGGTTCTGGCGTCCCGCCCGAGCATTTCTTCCGCCGCTTCGATGCGTCCGGCGCGGGTCTTGAGGTCGAGCCCGTACCCCTCCGCCAGGGCCTTCCAGTCTTCCGTGCGCTTGTTGGCGTACCAGAGCGCCGCATGGAGCATGTGCTTTTCGTAGGCATCCCGCGGCAGGATCGCGCGCAGGCCGTGATGCACTACGACCTCTTCGAGGATGACCTGTTTTGCCTCCTCGATGGAACCGAAATGGTCCGCCACGTAGACGACTTCATTACCCAGGTAGACAGCCTGGAGAAAGCGTTGCGGCATCCCGCGTCTGGCCGCGTCATCCAGCGCTCGCCTGGGCAGCTCCGCCGCCGTCTGCACTACCCGCCAGGGCGGAGCCTTGGGCATGTTCCTGTAGACCGGCTCGAAAGCCGCCTGAATGTCGGCGGCCGGGATGCCGTAAGCTTCCGCAGTAACGGCGAATTTCGGGTTGACAACATCATCCTCGGTAAGTATTCTTGAATCAGTGAAGCTCTTCATAGCTCCTCTCACCCTGGGCAATTGGAGCCCAGCAGTCATGAGCCATGAAGGGCTTTTCTGTTTACTACGGTAGACTACCCTCCGTTCCAATATTTCATTTTCAAACCACTTCAGACTATCCTTACCGTAAACGCTCGCGACTCTATTAATCACATTACGCCCGTGCTGCTCGTTGATATGAATTGCAGCAATAACCGGTACCCGCCGTCCACCCTGATTGACGAACATCTCGGTAACTACAACGAATGCTTTAATATTCTCAACTTTTGATTCAAGGACCATTACCGGGTCATGCAAGTTTCGATAGAGACCGTCCAGAACATCAATCGGCAAATTGTGTTTTCCTTTACCGACCCCTTCCGGCATTGTTATCTTCTCAATGGTCGTTCGAGATATGTAAAGTGGTTTCTGTTGCGCTCCCAATCTGACTAGAATCTTGGGGGTACTTCCCACCTCAACCAATGACCTCCGGTTAGAATCCGGATCGTTTAACTGTTTTCGGAAATTCTCCTCTTCTGCCCTGGCGTCGGCAGGAAACAAGCTTTCCTCTCTTTGTTCCCGCGACAAGCTCCCCCGTTCTTCGGCGAACTTCGCCCGCACCTGATGCCACACCTTGAACATCATGGACTTGAAGCGCTCCCATAATTCGCCCAGCTCCGCCTTCATCCTTTTGGCGAAATCCGGAAATTTCATTCCCGGCGCATAGTTGTTTACGCCTCTTTCCACCAGGCCAGGAAGGGCTTCCTTGTTGCTCATGTCTGGACGGAGGGCAAACCTGACCGGCTTTTCCTCGCCGACGGTTTTCTTCTGTTCGCTCTGCTGTTGGCCCTGCTCTGCCTGCCGCAACCGGCCCTTCCGCGCACTGCCTATCTTTTCTCCAAAGTCGTCTATTTTCCCTTCGTTTTCCTTGACATTGCCATCGGAATTGGCGACAATATTCACAGAAGAGGTGGAATTCTGGGGGCGTAAAGCAGGTTGGGTGAGATCCCCGACACCAGAAGGAACCTCTTTTGTTTTTTGCGCATTTTTTTCAAGGAAATCTTCTACATTTTTGGACGTATCCTTGAAATAGGTTTTAACGATAAGCCTTTTTCCCCTGCCCCCGCTTGCAAATTCAGCCACATATACATATTGATAAGGGTCGCTTTCTATGACGAAAATCATTCTTTTTGTTTTGGGATCTCCAATTGCGCGCCCAATGTATGAATCGTTGAATGTTTCCGCTATCTCAGGGAGTCTTTCCCAGTCGTCGAGAGTAATATCCAAGTGCCGTTTTTTCACATGGATAATTGAATCGGGAAGAACCATTTCCACTGATCCACCTATATCAACACCGGTATCGTTAATAACTTTTTGGCGTTTTGTTTCCGTTGTCACTTTGAAGACCAGTCTTTTTGGATGGTCTTCACCATTCAATACCTTTGCGGCAAAATCCCTGACCATACTTGGCGCCTTCGACATTTCCCCCGAGGCAGGCGGAACGGCCCCGGCGCTATCTTTAACACTTGCGTCTTCCGATGGTAATGTTTTATCAAGAGTAGAATCGGTAGCATGGCGAGCTGTGTCACCCGTGCTGGCAAGGCTGGTAGTGTCTGCCGACGTATCAGCGCCGGTTCTCTTGTCAAACGCAGTCAAGAGCCACTGTTTAGCAGTGGCTTTATGTTTTTCTGATTCCTTTTCCGGGCCAGGCTCTGGTATTGCCTTGCCCTCGAAAACCGTTTCAGGGGCATTCTGCGAAGCCGGTTTTTCGGCGTCGCCTTTTCCCCTTCTTTCTTCCTGTCGCGGAACGCGTTCCGCCTCCAGCCGTACAAGGGTATTTCTTATGCGTTCCCGTGCCTTGGGCTCTTTTTCCTGCGCCAGCTTATTCAGGAGATGCTTTCTTCTGGCTTCGGCCCAGCGGGCCTTGCGATCAGCGGTAACGTCAGTAATAGGTGATGGGTTATCAGTAATTGGCGCCGCGCCGCCGACCGGTCCTTTCGGTTCCAGCTCCTTCCGCTTGCTGGTCGCCTCTGCCAGTGATTTGCCCAGCCGCTCCAGGGCCTTTGGTTCCCTGGTTTTTTCTATCTTCTTCGTTAAGTGTTCTTCCTGTCTTTTGGCCCATTTCCATGCTCTGTACTTCTCGACGAAGGCTGCTATCTCTTCGTCCGTTGCTCCGTCCAGGTCCATGCCCGCAGACTGGGCGTAGGCTTGCGCCTTGGCGCGAACGGTCCCGGACAGAGGCGTTTTTCCCGCCGGGGCGCTTTGCGCCTGGGGGGCGTCTTCTTCGGTTGTTTCTTCCGCTATGTCGAAGGGGACGGAGTTTTCCCGCTCGTACTCCAGCGCCGCTTCCACGAGCCTTTGCTGAACATCTCCCAGTTTCTTTCCTTCCAGGAACCGCCCGATTGCCTTGCCGACTTCGGCAGGGGTGGTAGTGGGCCAGGAGGAGAGCCACGGATAGAGCTGTTCCCTGTTGGATTTTCCCCCGTCCGTGCCGGAATGCTCCCAGTATTGCAGCCTTTCCATGGCGGATTTGAGCGATTCGCGCTCTTTTTCGGTGACGGCGTTCAAGCCGGTGATGGGTGATGTGTGACGGGTGACGGGTGAAACATCTTGTTCAACGGGTCTCCATCCTGACAGCAGACGGGCCGCCACTTCTTCGGGCCTGACTATCTCGATTCCGCCCGACTCCGGATTGACAAGCTGGACGCTGGCGTATTTCGGGCCGGTGTCCGCCGGTTGCGCGGGGGGCTTCTGGTTGCGCTTTTGGTAGGAGTCTATCAGGCGTTTGTAGTATGAGTCAGGAGGCTCCGCAATCTGGCGCATCAGGTGAGTCTTCCCGAGTTTTATTTGTCCAGCCGCCCAATCCCGCGCATCGTCCAGGAGCAATTCGTCCGTTGACCTCTGTTGCTCATTCACCGGCTGCTGGATTGCCTGCTCGTCTTCCGACAGAACGGTGTCCGTTTGCCCCATGCCTGCGCCGGACAGTGGTCCGTCCTGGTCGACCTGTTGCTGTTCAGCGGTCGTTCCGCCAGGGGTCTCTTCGTTCGGCTTAACTCCTGCCGCTTCCCGGATCTGCTGTTCTTCCTGTTCCAGCTTTTCGGAGTAGTGGGGCGGTTGTTCGTCCTGGAAGGGGTCCGGCTCCATCGCGGGTTGAGGTGTGGCGGGAGGAACCGCCGCTTCCGCCGCCCTGGTGAGCGGGCCTTTCTCCCTGCCAGACTTGACGCCGCCGGCCGCGCCGAAGGCGACACCGCCGATGGCCCCGGCCGCCGCCGAGTTGAGCACGCGGCTGCGCGCTTCCTCGCCGAACATGTCGAACGACGGGTCCACCACCTTGCGGTTGATGATGGCAAGGGTCTCCTGCGTGGCCTCCTGCGCCGCTTCCTGGGGGATGGTCTTGACCATCTCCATGCCGATGCGCTTGATGATGTTTCCCTTGGCCGCTTGCCTGGCCGGGTTGGTGAATATGTCGATCAATTCGCCTTCGCCGCCGACCAGTTCCGACAGGCCGGACAGGGTGCCGAATACCGCGGCGGAATAGGGGTTGTCCTTGCCCTGCTGCATCCCCTCGCCCCACATGGCGCCCGCTTCGATGGGGGCCGTTCCGGCGACAATGCCCGCCTTGGCCCCGAGGTTGGCGGCTATTTTCTTTGCCGGGAGCAAGCCCACGGCCCTTTCGGCGGCCTCGCGGGCCAGTTTCTTTTCCATGCCTTCCTTGACATACTTGCGCGCCAGTTTGCGGATTGCGGATTTGACGGCCTGCTTGCCTAAGAATCCGGTGGCAGCTCCCGCGACCGTGCCCCCCGGACCGGCGGTTGAACCGATAAGGCTGCCCACTGTCGCCGTAACGGCGCTTTCGGCCATGGATGGAACCAGGCTGCCGAACGTCCCTGTCACATAGTCCGGCACATCGCCCAGGCCTTTGATGTCTTCGAGGGTCTGCACCCGGCCCGCGTGTTTGGCCGCTTCTTCCTCATGCTCCAGAAAACCCTTGTAACCCCAGTCGCGCACGTCGTCCATACCCAGGGCGGAACCGGCGAGGCCTGCCGCGCCGTAGGCCGAGCTTTTCAGGCCCTCCACACCCCGCTTGAGGCCCTTGACGAATTCGCCGTCTTCTTCCTCCGGAGCTGGCGGAGGGGTGTATGGGGGGATCGGCCTGGAGCGGAAATCCGCAAGGATGGAATCTATGTCCGCGTTGAGAAATTCAGGTAGTTCTTTATCGTAAACGCCCATTTGTCGCGCTCCTGTTCAGTATTGCGGCTTGGTTTCGTATGGCAGACGGTCGATGTTCGGCACGTCTTCATAGAGTTTCCCTTTTGTCTTCTCCAGGCCTTGCAGGTACTGGAACGCGCGGGCCATGGCGTCTCCTTGCGAATAGCCTTTTTTCATGTACTCCTGAAGGATGGGGAGGAACAGCTTCTTGCTGGTCCCGATGCCCATGCTGTCCGGCGTGGCCGGGTTGAAGAAGATGCCGTAATCGTTTGCCGGGTCGTCGGCCATGGCGTATTTCCTGGCTATTTCCATATGCTTGCCCGCCCATGATTGCGGCAGGTTCCGCTCCTTTACCATGTTGAAATATCTGTTCACGTTTTCCTTGTAGTCTGCCGCTTCGCCCTTCGACTGCGCCTGCTTGACGCCTTCCGGGGAGATGGCGAATTCTCTCGCCCGCGCCTCGGCAAGGGTGTTGGCCGCCTGGGCGTCCATGAGCGGGGTCTTGGCGGCCAGTTCCCGGTTACGGAAATCCTCTTCCGCGGCCACCCGGCGATCCTTGATGTCCAGCTCTCTCCCTTGCTGATCCAGGTCCTGCTGGCGCTGGCGGAAGGCGATTGCCCGGCGGGCGGCCTTTGGTCGCATGTAACCTATGCCGGCAAGGTTGGCTTCATCCTGGACACCCTGGATTCTTTTTACTTCTCGGTCCATGGCGCCGATTGCCGGGTCCGCCGGGATCTCTCCTATGCCTGGGACACTGCCCGCCATGGCGAAACCACCGTTCTTTTTCAGCGGGTCGAGGCTGGTCCCGATGTCGCTGTAGTTGATGCGCTTGCCGTCCACTATGGCGAAGCCGGCGCCGGTATCAGAGGGGGTGACGCCTGTTCCGGCCTCTGTGGGAGGCGGCGTTGCCGCATCCTGACGAGGGGTTGGCAGCGCCGATTCATCAATCGCGCCGCCCATGGCGGCCAACGCCGCGCCCGCTCCGGCATTGGTCAGGTTTTTGGGTATTTCCGCCGCCTGCGCTTGCGACATGACTCCGGACGGTTTGGAAGCTGGAACAGGGGCAGGAGCGCCCCTGAGTTTCGCCACATCCGTGGTTATTTCCGCCTTTTTCTTACCGCTCATCGTGCGGTATTCTATGGGGTTTGCTCCCGCTGGAGGCGCGCCCATGGACAGGAAATCACCAATACCCCGCCTGAGCGCCCTGGCCGTCCGGATGTTGGTGTTGGCTACCTTGCCCGCCAGACCGCCCGCGATGCCCCTTAATCCGCCGGAAAGGGTGGACACATCGGCGATTCTGGCCGGGTCCGTTTCGTACTCGTCACCTATTCCCCATATCCCTCTCTTGCTGTTCACGGCCATTGTGTGTCCCCTCCTTTAGCGTTCAATATTATATTGAACATGGCAGCTGATAAAATACGCCTGCCTGCCCCGCATCGTCTGATTAATGCATCTCATACCGGCGCAATGGGAAAGAATACCGGGTTCTCCCCTTCCGTCTCCGTCAGTTCGACCGGTTCCCCGTCCGTCAGATAGTTGTAGACTCCATCCTTCTTCAGCATGGAATAGAAATGATTGCCGTGCCGGTCCACAGCCCACGATCCCACTGGCTGATTTGAATACCGGAAATGGATGGACTGGACAGGGTAATCAGTTGATATGTCCGTGATGCTGGCCCAGGCCGGATACTGCATGGTAACGTTCTCATCGTCGTCTGTGAAAACGAATTGGTCATACCACGGCAGCTCGTCCTCACCCTGGCCAACGATGTTCATGGTCGTTTCGTAATCTACGGTGGACGTGGATTCGTTGTCCGGGTACAAATCCTCTGCCGTATCATAATTGTAAAAATGCTGGTTCGTATGGTTGGTGACGTTGCTGTAGATTCGCCGTTTGGCAATCACCGCGATATCGTGCTGAAGGTCCAGAAACATGACCACGCCTGCCCGGATGTCCCGCTCCTCGTCATTAAGGGTCATCGACCATAGTGTGCCGGATATCCTGGACGGGTCATTGCCATACCATTCGACAATCGTGTATTTGAGTTCGCCCTTGGTTCCGTTGTGTCCCCTGATGCTCTCGCAATAAAGGTCCGTGGTTGTGCTGCCAATCTTTAGTTGCACCTGGCAGTCATATGTGGTCACCGTCCCGGAGCGGTTCTTCCCGTGATGGGTGCCTTTTGTGGGCAGATTGTCCGACCCCGGAAGGGTGGTGGCTGTCGCGGAGATGTCCATCACTATGGCCGTTTCTCTTTTGGCCGATGAGGTATAAATCAAACGGGCTTCCACCTTCGTATCGCCCTTGTAGTCCACGGCACAGACCGCCTCCGCACGTTCCGATCTAACCCCATACCCACCCTGATAGTAACGGCATGAACCAATGTTTCCCGCCTCCCATGAGGCAACGAGATATGGGTCGTACATCTCACCCCTCGGGGTATATACTGCGCCGTCCCAACCGCTATACGGCCCGGTCATTATCCCGGTCCCTTCCTGGTGGCCGGTCCCTGAGATGTTATCTGCCGCCGCGACCGCCGCCATTTCAGCGGATAGCGTGTTGATGTTGACGGTGATGGTGTGGATGGTAAATGCGTGAACGGAACTTGACTCTGTGCCGGATGCGTTAAAGTGCCATGGGGATGCGGCGGGGAAATTGCCCCCGTCGAGCAGTATCCGCCAACCTTCCGGATTATCTTCTTCGTGATACCAGTCATTCAGCTTATCATCCAGATCTTTGTAATTCCGGGCCGCTATCCTCAACGCATTGCGGCTTTCTCCGGTCGAGGCATTGTAATAATACTCCTTGGCGACCACCACCAGCCACATCTCGTCTTCTGCGTCCCTGGTCAACGCTGCGCCCAGGACAACATAAGGGACCGGCTCTCCCATGTATTGCGCCGGTTCTTCCGAGACCGGCACAGAGACCAGCGCCCGCCCGGACTCGTAGACGTTGGGAGTGTAATATGGCTCCCCGGTTGGCGGAAACTCCATCCCCTCGGCAAAATACCTGGATGGCGGCCCTTTCCACGTCAGTACAGGCGCGTTGGAGCGTTCGCCGGGGGCCGCCGTACTCCGCCCCTTCCAGTCGATATTGCCGTAATTTTCCGGAGGGTTTTTGATGTACTTCCATTTCCCGTTGCCGCGCCGCTTGATGTTCCGAGTGCCCTTGTCGTCATCGGCCAGGGGATACTCAACCGGCAACCATTCCAATGGCTTCCCGTTCGGCTGCCACCCTGCGCCCTTGACGTAGGGAAACTGGACCGTCCGGTAAGCCAATCCCGCCCAAAAAGTATGGGCTTTCCAGTCAATCTCTCCGGAACGCGGGTGGAACAGGAAACCGTCCACCCGCTCTCTGATGATCTCGATTTCCCTGTCGTCCGACGAGACCCTGACGTGAACGATTATCCCGTTTTCCGGGATGTACTTCTTCGCCAGAGATGGCACATTGGCCGATTCCCTTGCCCTCGCCAGTCCCGCCAGCTGCTGCTCGGCATAGGAGAGCCACCGCAGGTTGTACGTCGAGTCAACGGAAACCTTTGTCCCGTCGCCCATAAATGACGTTATCATGCCGGTATCCTGGTCTTGGCGTCGGGGATGTTGAACGTCCACAAGGGGGTAGTGTCATCGTCGGCATAGATGGTAACGGTCTGGCCATCGGGCGAGATGGCCGCCTTATTCCCTGCCAGTTGCCGGGCGAGCTTCGCCTCGTTTCTCGCTTCGGTGAGAATGTCGATCTGCCCGGCCGTGAGGCCGGGAACCTCCGTGAGGTATTGCAGGTTGCCGATAAGCGTCGCCCGCGCCTCCGTCAGCCGGACAAGAAGGGTTTGGATATCGCTGTTTGCCGCAACACCGCCCAGCGCCGTGATGATAGCGTTCAATTGGCTGTCCAGAGCTGCAAGGCCGTACATATTGTGTTGCAATGCGGCCAGAATTGCTGATATGGAAGCGTTATCGGGCTCGGTGTAGTCTTCCGCCAGCAAGGGAGTAATGGGGATTGAAGCGATGCGGTCCAACCTCGGGTCGTCAGCGAGCAGGGGAGTGGTAGGGATAGCATTAACGCTCGCCTGCGTCGCCGCTGACTTCGCCGCGTCATACGCCGAAGTCAGCGCATACCCGGCCTTGTCCTCGACCGTCTTGGCGTTAACGTCGAGAGTTGAGGACAGGTCTTGCGCGTCCGTGGAAACAAGGGCTTTGTTGTCCGTCCCGAGAGCCCAATCCCGCAACTTCGCGCCAAAGGTATTCACCAGTATCCCGGCGGCTGCCGTGGCCTGATTCCAGATCGCCAGGATACCGGCGGTCGAGAGGCTGAACCCGGTCTTGTCGGTAATGGTCCTGGTTGCGGCGGACCAGACATCGTTAACGGTCGCCCTTGAGGATATGGTCGCGTTCAGATAGGCCAGTTTCGTACTGTTGCCGTCCATCTCCGCCCGGATCTGTGCCGCTGTTGGCGGGACGGGCAAAGACTCAATCGCGGTTGCGTTTTCGCCTGGGAGGGCGGTATCAATGGTGAACCGGTCCACAACGCCCTTGCCGGTCACGGTATCGACCGCCGCGGTAACGGATATCACCACCGTATCCCCTGCCGAATACGCCGGGACAGCGCCAGTAATCGAGTACCGCCCCACCTCGATAGCGGCGACCGTCAGCACAAATGCCGCGTCCGCCACCCCGTTAACTGCTGCCGATGCGACAGGGAGGGAATCAGCGGCAACCGCGCCGCCAGTCTGCGGATTGCATACGGTGAACTCTCCGTGGTAGCCATCGCCTGGTTTACGGACCATTGACACCCCTCACAATCGCGGACCCGATAATGCTTCCGCCGCTGGCCTGCTGTTCTTCGCCGCTGACGCCGATGCTCGGAGCAGTATAGAATCCCGGCATTTGATATGCGGCATACAACAGATCTTCTTCAACACAGAATCCGCTGAGACAGGTTCCCTCGGTAGCCCATTGCGCCATAGCTCACCCCTTCCGAACCGCAAACCGCCATGTAGCAGCAACTGCCCATATCATATAGGTTGCGCTACCCACAACCAGGGTATCGTAGGTGCTGCCGTTGTTGTAGGTCGTGAGCCAGATGTCGCACAGTGATGATATGTCTCCGCCCAGGTGCCCGCCTGTTATCTGGTTGACCCCAAATGGTATCATCATGTGCTTTGGCGTCTTCACTGCATCACTCGGCACAGTGGTCGTCGGGTTCGTTGCCGTGCCGAAGAGGTGAACAGAGGTAACTGCTGCTGAATTGGAAACCACGTCCGCGCCTGCTGCGTTCAGGCTGCGCGGTTCATAGCATATCCCCCCGCTGAACCCGTTCAGGAACACGAACGGGGGATAGCCATTCGCCACCGTATCCCAGGGCGATCTTCTGGTCCGCTCCAGTATCCCGCACGGCGCGGTTCCGTTGGACGATCCGTATGCGCCGTTCTGATAGGAGAAGGCGAAGCAATGCCGGACAGAGGCCGATATATCCAGCCTGCCCCCCAGGGTGGTGTTGATCCGCTGCGCGTACGAGGTTGTGTTGCTGTTGTAGATCAGGTTCGTGCCAGAGTGGCCTTCCGCGTCCCAGATTTCGTACCCCTTCAGGAGGATGTATCCGGCGGAATTGGTATCCACCACCAGATACTTGTATTGACTGGCGTTATCGGCCACCGCCGCCTTGAGACAGATGGCGTTAGTCCCTGCCGATGCATCGTGGAGCGTCCACCCCGCGACCGTTACCGATGCGTCAATAACCGTGTTAACTTTGTCGCAACTGGCGGACAGGTTCGCAACGTTCGTCTCCCCGGTCAGTATAGCGACCTGATCGGCCAGGATATTCGCCGCTGTCGCTCCCGCGCCGTAAAAATATGAAGAAAGCATTCTGGCTCCTTAATAATCCGACAGGTTTCTGGCGCTATCCTGAGTGATCGTGATGATCCGCGTGTAGTATACCTTGCCGGTCGTGACGTTGGCGATCTTGATGGTCACGGTTGCGCCCTTGTCCGGTGTGAGGGTGAAGAGCCCTTGCGCGTTAACAGCGGTAACTCTCGTCACCGGCTCCAGCACAATGCCCCCGACAAGTTGCTCACCTTGCAGGGTCATGGTGACGGTATCGCCCTCGCTCCAGGTTGCCGCGCCGAACTCCTTGGCGTTGCCGTGGAGGGCTTGCAGACCGGGAACCGAGGGCAGGGGCGGAAGCAGCACACCGAAGGGACTCACAACCCCGCCAGACGTGGCGGTTTTGACAAGCTGGTAGTTGGTGTTATCCGCCTCCGCCAGTTCCCACACATACTTCCCTGATTCCACCGGCAGGGCAGATAGCAGTGACCGGCCTATTTCGGTATATTCCGTGCCATCCGCCGACTCGTACCAGATCGCCGTTACCGCTTCGCCTTCTCCCGCTCCCGCCTCCGGGACTGCAAACTGTATGACTACCGACATAAGTTGCTCCTATTCCGCATACTCAAGACCCGTCACCTCCGGCGGGTACAGCACCGGCTGGTATTCCAGCCCGGCTACCTCCGGCGGTCTGGCCGCATACCCCAGGCCGGTCACGTCCGGGGGAGGGTTTGCCACCGCCACATCTATAGACGGCCCCAGCCAGTCAGGATAGATACCCACGCTATTCCTCCTTGAGCTGGATGGTGCTGACCATCTGCGCGAGGGAGGTAATTGCTCCCTGGTAATATGCTGCCTGACTCTTCGCCGCCTCGACGCGCACACTGTTGGAACTGGCCAGTTGTTGGATGTTCGACTTGCCCCTCTCGGTAATATGGTTTGTTTCCGTTACCCACTTCTCCAGCTTCAGTTTGGCGTCGTTTACCGCCGCGTTGAGCAGGTTGTCATTCGACTTCAGGGATATTTCCGCTTTGGCCGTCTCCAGGGCCGTATCCGTTCTGACGCGGATCTCTTCGCCCTCGCTCTCCACCTTGAATAGGTCCAGATTCAGACCGTTCTCAACCTGTACCTTGACTTTGAGCCGGTCGTAATCCGCCAGTATCTTTTTCAGGTCGCTTTCGACACGGGACACTTCGCTCGAGGTCTCCACCTTGAATTTCTCCAGAATCAGCCCCTGCATGGAGTAATACAGCTTCCACACGTCGGCTTGCAGGTTGCTCTTTATCTGTGTCGCCTGTATCCCGGCGTTCAGCCCGGCAAGGGCTGTCTGGTGCGCCCGCTCCGTCATGAGCGCCAGTATCTCGAATGAGCGGTTGTCGTAGGTGTCCTGATATTTCTTCCTGTGTTCCGCCTCCGCCGCTTCCGTCAGAGAGTTGCTGCGCGGCCAGCCGGACATGCTGTTTTCCTGGCGGACTCTCAGGAGCACATCGTCCAGGGTTTGCAGGTCACGCGCCCTCATGTTGTTCATCAGGGCCGTCTGCACGTCATCGCTGATTCCGGGGCCGCCGGAGTCCATCGCTGACACAATCCTCTCCGCCAGAGCCGTTATCTCGCCGTCAATGGTCGCGGGGTCGAACGCCTCAGGCGCAAACCCTGTAATTGTGGGCTTCTGGAACGGGGTCAATGATTCCGTGGCGTCCAGGGCGGATACATCAATAGCAGGCTTGGTCGGCTTGCTGAATCCCGTCACAGCCCCAAGCGTCACATTGACCGGAGTGTAATTAACAGCCGCGTCATGTTCCGAGATCGGATTGTAGGTGAAGAAATCCAGATACCCTGACGCAGCATTGCCAAGATCATCCACCTTTGCTCTGGCCTCTGAAAGCACATCACTCAACGCTCCCTGGACAAAGGTGTGAAAGCTGTCAATGTCGGCCATTACTCGTCTCCGATCCTTGCCAAGGCTTTTGCCGCATCAAGTCGCAGTCGGTTGTTCGCGGGCTTTTCTGGCAAGTCCGCAAAACTGAATGAATCTAAATGGCCGCTTGCGATTGCTTCCAGGTTACGGACGGCACATTCATTCTTATTCGCCGCTGCAATCCGCATTTCGTGTTCCTGATACACCGAATCGTATTCTTTGACTGCGTTGAGAGTTGCTGATTTCCAGCCAAACCTGCCGCCCTGCAGGAAGCCAAGCGCATACGCCAGAACTGCAAGGATCAATGCCATCAGAATAATGCTCATATTCACCCCGCCCGTCTCATCGTCGGAACTGTCTCCAACTCCGCCTGTTGCAGATAGAAATCGCAACCGTCTACATTCCGCCAGCCGATTTGAGCCTGACTCCCCTTTACGCCACCGGCAAGCTTTCGCCGCTTCCGGTGGACACCTTCCCGGCCCTGGCCCCAGGTGACCGGATAGGTCAGTGCCGTCTGCTCGTCTACAGACAGGGAGAATTCCATCTCACCCTCACAACGTCCGGTCAGGTAGGCGTAGGGGAAATACTGGACCGTATCACTTCCGCAGGTGGAAACCCCGCTCAGGCCGCTGGCCTGAATCGGCTGGCCGTCATCGGTGGAACCGGTTGCCTCGAAAATCCCCGCCGCATTGCAGCCGAACAGCCGTCCCTTGTGGGACACGATGGACCGGAAAGCAAAGCCGGTGTACCGGGCTGCCCCCTGGGTCTTGGTGTTCACCACCTCGCCATGGAACGCGCCGGCCGCGGTCCGGAGCACGGCCAGGTAATGCCGCATGCCGTTCTGCTCGCGGAGCACAGCGGTACCGGCCGAGAACTCACCCGGCCGCACCTTGTTCCGGGTCGTAAACACGATGCCGCCCGCAAGACCGTAACAGTAGCCCACGGAGGTCGCAAACATGCAGATATTCCCCGTCACGTCCTTGAGACCGGTCTGCTCCCCCTGGAGAGATATGCCAGTACCCGGTATGATTGGGACATCCAGAACCCGGCGAACCGCTCCAGGCTGCAACCACTGAGGGAGCCCGTGGCCTTCAACAAAATAGGTCACGGTGTCCAGCGATACATAGAGCCCGCTGTCAACCGGGAGAATCTCTATCGCCGGGCCTCCCATCGGAAACCGGCACTGATTGGAATCCATTTCGTCAACGCTCTCGGGATCGGTGACCACAAAGCCGTCATCCTGACCCACCAACAGGTGTTGTTTGAACACGGCAAAACAGCGGCCCGCTGGTGTCGCGGCCTTGAATGCCGCCGCAGGAGCAGCCAAGGGAAAATCCACTCCGCCATAAACCTTACGGATGATGGTCCCGTCGGACCATACGATGAGCCCGTTCACGTCCTGATACGCCACATCGGCCCCGTTCTGGACGTTGATATTGACGAACGTGGAGCCGAATGTGTCCGGGTCGAACCTCTTCAGAGCACTTCCTTCGTGGAACAGGATAATGTCGTCATTGGCGAACATTGAACGGACGTTGCCGGTGCAGCGTTTCACAAAACCGCCACGCCGCGAACAGCCTCCGTCGTTGTCCGGATCCGCGTTCACCAGGTCAACCGCCTCGGTAAACACCAGGCGGCGGATGTTGGGGACCGGAGCGCCGACGTTGAGGGCGTCATCGACATTGTTGCGGCCGTAGTGTTTGTAGGTGATGGTGGGCATGACTGGAATTCCTAGTAGTAATCTTCTCCACAACATTCCATGCCTGGAACTTCGTTGGTGAACTCCATGGCAGCGAAAATGTCATACGGGTCGGCGGGCCGCTTTCCGAATATCCGTTCGAATTCCGCCAAGTGGATATCTGCGCGGTTTTTGTCGAACAGTTCCGCATCCTGATTGTTGTAAACCTTGTGCTTGAGCCAGAGAATAAGGTGTTGATGCAGCCTGGCGGGTATCTCCGGAGCATCCTTCGAGGATTTCATCGGAGACAGCGGCGCCCTGGATACCGTGAGGTTGAGGACTCCGCCGGCCGCGGGAATCCTGTCGAAGCGGATCTTCCCCGTGTCCATGCCGGTGACGAACGCCCGAACATTGCCGGTCATGTCCTGCCAGCCCGGCAATTTGGCGTCCATGACAGTGTGGCTTATCCTTGTCAGCGGTTTGGTGGAGCCGGTAATGCTGCCCCTGAGTATCAGAATTATTCGAGGGTCATAATCATAGACGGCCAGGCCGGGACTGATCGCTATCCGGCAGATCTCCGTGGTGGAGGAATCCCGCAGCAACCGCCCCCTGACGCAGGCTTCCATCTCGGCCTCGTTGGCATAGGCCAGCATCTGCGCGGGCTTGACCCTGAAATCATCTGGTGAAAAGCCGGTATCATCACAGATTTCGTATCGAGCGAGCTCCTCTATTTCAGCGAATGTCATATGTGCCTTCCTGTTGCGCGGGGAAGGCTGATAACCTCCCCCGCGTATCCGCTACAACAGCGCTTTTCAGGCGTCGGCCTCGCCGCTTACATAGACGGTGCATACCGCCCAGTCAACCGCATCCGCTCCGCCCTTGCCCCACTGGAGCTTCTCGATACCCCGCAGCTCCTGAAAACCAACGCCCTGCCGGTATCCGTAGTCGTCTTCCTTGCGGACGGTGGTCTTCGTGCGTTGCGCCCAGGCAACACCCAGGGCCTGCGCGCCGCACAGGAAGCAGGGGGCCACGTCTATGCCGTCCGCTCCCACCCCGGTCAGAACCGGCATTTCCGGAATCTCGCGGACAATCACCCCGTCCCACACGATGGAGTTAGGTCCGGAGAACAGGGGGTTTTTCTCGCTCCGCTCGAGGGCCTGGTCCCAATGCTCGTTAGCCACCATCCAGGCCCGCAGATCGCGGAAGGCAAAGGAAGGAACAAACATCACATACGTCTCTTCATCTTCCCCGTATACATAGGGGCGGATGCCGTCTCCGTTGGCGGTGGTCGCCGTTTGCGCCATGCGTTTGGCCAGCTCCACGATTGGCCCGGACAGCTTGTCATCCGTCGAATTGACCAGCGCCAGCGCGGCGGAATGGTCGTTGGCGGCATTATTGGACTTGGCCGAACCGAACAGAACCCGGTCCGCATTGTCCGCCAGCCACGCGTCTTTCTGCACTTCAGTAGCGCTGGCGTAGGCCACGCCGTTGATGGTGCTCAAGGCCCCGATTATCCCGTTGCGGAGATAGCGCATGGCAAGGTCTTTCAGCGCGACCTTGCCCGCGTTACGGATATCGATGGGGGACGCCTGCTCTTCCAGGTTGTTGACCACGGTTGCGTCCCTGACCACCTTGACGGTGATCTTGTGGCCATCGTTGGGAAGGGCCTTTTCGTGCCCCACCAGATCGCTGGAGCCATCGTTGGGGCCGGCTGACGCGTCCAGGGCGCCAATCAGGTTGATGGTAATCGCGTCGCCCTTCTTCTTCGTCAGGTTTTCCTTGATCTGGATGATTGCGTTTTCATCCACGCCCATGTACCGCTTGAAGCGGTTGGTGCGGATATACGAGGTAAAGAAATCGTCATCCCACTGGGTGACGTGTTCCGCTGTAGCTGTTAAAGTTTCGCTCATGGTGTAATCTCCTGGCGGGTAGTTATCCCGCAAAGGTTGATACTAGCCCTTGCCGCCCAGTATTGCCGCCATGGGAGTCGGGCCGGTAAATGGTTTTCTCTGTTGCGTCCTTCCGGCGCTCCTTACCTCCGAGAAACCGCCTTTGGACAGCTTTCTCGCAATCTCGCCGGAAACCTCTTTTCCATCCGTCATCTTTCCACCGCCCGCAAGACCAGTGCGTTCCGCGTATGCGGGCGCAAAGCGTCTGACGGCCTTCTCCAGTGCGGCGACGCTCGAATCCCCTTGCCGGAGCCTGCCGGTCATATAGGTGTTGATATCGTCGATAAGCTCCTGGTCGCATTGCGGATGTTCGGGCGACAGGAACGGGAATTCCTCATGCAGCGCCGTATAGGCCGCCCGGTAGGCGGAATCCGCCTTTTCCTGTTCGCTGGCGGCCCGGCTCTTCTCGCTCAACATGGCCAGGCGGACTCCTTCCATCCGGTCTTCCAGGTCCTCGACCACCTTCGCCATGTCTTCGTCGTCGGGGTCCATTATGGAATCTTTCAACGCCGTGCGGTATTTCCTGTTCAGCTCCTTCAGCTCCGAAAGGTAATCCGCTTTCCCGCCGCCTGACTCCTCCTTCTCGCCCGCTTCGGCCTCATCGGCCTTCCTGGTTTCCTTGGCGGCGGAAAGGCGCTCCCTCTCCGCTTCCAGTTGCGCCCGTTCCGACTCCAGCGAGGCTTTCATCTGGCGCAGCCGCTCACGCTCCTTGGCCAGTGCGGCAAGTTCGGTCTTGGTCTGTGCGCCGGAATCGGCGTCACTCTCAGCGGCGACCTGAGAAGCTGTCTCGCCCGCGGCCTCATCCGTTGACTGCTTGCCCTGGCTTTCTTCCGTTGCGATATCCTCCGATGGAGTTGTTTCCCGCTCCTCCGCGGGGGGATTCAAAATATCGTTCATATCCTGCATTGCGCTGCTCCTTTCCGCGTCCCTTTGGTTTCCCCGGTGGACGACACCCGCCCGGTCATCGGCGGCGACCCTGGCTGAAACCTACTGCTCCTGAATGACAATGCTCTCATCGTCTTTTCTCCTTTTCGTAGGATTTATACTGCTGGCTGCACACCATCGTTTTCCCTGGTTTCAATTCCCCGCATCATCCCCTTGCCCGGCCCCACTGGCTGAGGCGGAAACATGGGAGAGGTGTTTTCCCTCACCGGCGGGCCGACCACCCCCGCCCCTCCCCCGGGAACCGGCGGATATATGGGCGGCCGGTTCTGGTCTTCGAACCCGCCCGAAAGGGCTATCTGGTCCGCCACCTGTGTTGTGCCGGGCGGCGCCGTGGTAGCCACCTGGGCGGTTTGCATGGCAGAGTAGAGGGCCTCAATCATCTTCACCACCTTCGAGGCGTGGGACTGGTCCGCATCCTCGCGGATCTTCTCCGCCTGGGCATTGGTCATATTGACCTTGGCTTCCAGCAGGGCCGATTGCAGCCCGGCCATCTTGTCCTGCAACGCGGCAGACTCCCAAGACTGCCCGTCCTCGCCGCCTTCGCCCCTCAACCGCTCCAGGAACTTCTTCTTGTTCCGCAACGAAGACGCCTCTATCAGCATCTCGAAGGCCACCGGCTTCATATGGTCCGGGACGGCCGGGTATATGGATATCAGGGCCTCGAACTGCTCCTGCATCGCGTTCACCACGTCCGGGACTTCCACAATCTTGAAATCCACATCGATTTCGGCGATATGGTTTTTGACGCCGATTGGCACATTGAGCCTGGGGTTATCCCGCATATCGGGCGGAATCACCCCGCCGTTCTCGTCGGCCAGCTTATCGGCCACGGTATAGGGAACGTTCAGGCCTATCCACTCCGGCGCATCCTCATCGCCGGTAATCCTTATCCATCTCTCACTGGTCCAGAACTGCTTGATACGGTTCCACACCGCCCGGCACACCTGGTTGTCAAACTGGGAAATAGCCTCGAACAGCGGCTTCAGTTCCGTGCTGGAACCATTCTGCAGCTTGCCGATCGCCCTGCCCGAGAGGTCGCGCCCCTCGGCCCCGGCCAGAGCGGCATGCACTCCCACCGAATCGATTTCCTGTTTGGCCTCCTGAAGCAGCCGGAAATGCGCTTCCGCCTGGTCCATGGTTGGCAATACTCCGAAATCCTTGCCGTACTCGCCCTTGTCGAACTTCAGGTGTCCATCCGGCTTGGCCAGCTCCATTTTCAGCTGCTGAATATCCTCCGTAGCGCCTGCCGAACTGTAGGTCTGCCTCACCGAAACCAGGTGAAGGTGCTTGCTGGACCTCTTGTTGATCTCGTCCTGCACATCCAGCCACGGCTTGACATAGCCGTAGCGGTTTCCTTCCCGGTCCACATGGGCGCTTTGCAGGATAATCGACCATTCCGGAATCCCGTCGCAGTCCACGTAGGGTGATGGTTCCGGGTCCGCCAGAAAGCCGCCCCTGGTGAACTCGCACACCCACACCTCTCCGGCGTGCAGGAACTCCATCTTCACAATCCGGATGCGCTTGCGCCTTGCGTCCGCCCACCGGACACGGGGAGCGTCATCGTAGGTGCTGGACAAAACCCCCTCCCGGCTCAGCGTCGCCGCCAGGATTTCCTCCCGGTCTCCGTACCTGTCAACCGCCTGGTCGTAATCCATCCACGCCACGGCATAGCGGTACAGCGTATCGGAGAAATCCCGCTCCCGGCTATGAGGGTCATAACCGAGGCGGTCCCAGTGATAGCGCTTGATAAATATCTCCATCTCGTTCCGGCGGCCCGGCTTGCAGAACACTTCCACTCCGCCGGTTCCCTCTATCAGGAGATTCTCGAATACATCCGACTTGGTCTGGGAAAACTTCGCCTTATCGTAAACAAACCTCACGGCATCCGTGGCTATCTTCGCGGCGTTTTCGTCGCCGGGAGTTGTCGGCGCCGCTTCCGTGTCCGTTCTCGTCTCCAGTTCCACGCCCTTCAGAAAATCCACCTTCGGCTTGATGCGGTTGCGGGTGATAACAGGCTGCTTGCGCTTGCGGATCGCCGCCGCCTCTTGCGCGGTATACTGCTTGTGGTCGTAGTAGTCCCGGCACTTCTCCGCCACATTGCGGGAATCCAGCGACAAATCTTCCGCCTCATCGAAATAGGCAATCGCCTGCGCCAGTGTTATCGACCCTTTAGCCATCATCGGTTTCCTTTACGCGGTCTTCCAGTCTTCCTCGAAATCATCGTCACTCTCATAATCCCGGCGGTCTTTCTTCGGCTCTTCCGGCACGCTGGCCCCGACGATATCATCCAGCGCGCGGCCTATCAGGCTGCACACGTCAACCCCGTCATCCTCCGCGCCTGCCGGGAAGCGGGTCAGTTGCCGCAACAAGCGGTGCGCCCAATCCTTCCCCGCGGGGAGAAACACTTTCCGCATCGCCCAGCGCGACTGGAAGGCCCTTGCCCGTGTCGGTTTATCAGATATCGAAGCCAGCCACTGGAAATCGCAGTAAACCCGCCTCTCCCTGCTGCGCCTCAACAGGAACGGCTCCACGCTCCGCCTGATAACCCCCGACTCTCCGTACCAGGACAGAGGCTTGTGCCGCTTGACGAGGTCCAGCTCCTCCTCTATCCACACATCCGATTGCGTCTGGCCGAACCACCAGTCCAGGATGTACAGGTCGTCATTGGGGTCCACACCGAACACCCCGTGCTCGGTGTGGTCGCCCCCGTCCGCAGTAACCGCGAAGTCCGAAGCCCCGTAGATCCGCAGATGCTTCGGTCTCTCCTCGTACCACTGGCAATCATCCGCCCGGAAATAGCTCCCGGAATCCGCCGCCGGAATCTGCTGGTAGAGGGCGTTCCAGGTCCGGGCCACCCGCTTGAACTGGGCGAAATGCTGCTCGCTGAACCATCCCGGCCACAGGTATTCGCCAATCTCCCGCCCCACCGGGTCATCGCTCCGTTCGCACTGCGCCTGGATGCACACAACCCGCCACGTCTCGCCATCGCGGCAGACGATATCTCCCGACTCTCCCATCCAATCGGCCGGCAGAATCCGCCCGGCAAGGTCATCCTCATGCCAGCGGGTAGTGATGATAACCTGCCAGCCGCCCGGCACCAGCCGTGTCAGGAGGTCGTCCTGATAGGCCTGGAACGTCCTGTCCCGGATAATCTTCGAATCCGCTTCCTGCCGTCCCTTGAACGGGTCGTCTACAATCAGCCCCTGACAGCGGGAACCGGTAATCCCTCCCAGAATCCCGCATGACATATACTCGCTGCCGTTGGTCAGTCCCCATTCATCCGCCGCGCTGGTATCCGCGCACAGTCCGCAATCAAAAATCGGCTGATAGGCCGCCGACCGGATAATCTGACGCGCCCGGCGGCCCATGCGCTTGGCCAGGTCCGAACCGTAAGACGCCAGAATGATTTTCGTGCCCTCGAAGCGGCCCAGGAAATACGAAGGGAACACCACCGAAGTGTAAGAGCTCTTGGCCGAGCCGGGAGGCAGCATCATCATCAGCCGTTTCAACCGCCCCTCAGCCACCTCGTTCAGCGCCGCCATCATAATCTGGTGATGGACAGCAACCGCCGTTTCCACCGGCTTGAACAGCCATTCGTCCGGGTCGTCCGAAACCGGCGCGCCCGGGATCTCAATCGCCTGGGAGAAATCCACCAGGCTCTTTCTCGCCCGTCTCCGGCGCAGCAGCTCCCGGGCCGCCTCCTGTTGGCTAACGCCCGCCACTACACCGCCCCCGCCGCAATCTTCGCCAGCATCTCATCGGACAGATCGTACTTGTGGGAGTGCTCCAGCGGCCCGCCGTCCTTGCCCGTCACCTCCATCTTGTCCTTGTGCATGCCGGTAATCCTGGCCAGCTCCATCGCCGACTGATGCCGCGTCGGGACCTTCAGCAGGGTTCGCACGCCATCACGGGCCGAAACCTGCTCGAACTCCAGAATCGACCTGGCCTCCGTGTCCAGCTCCTCAAGCGATTTCGCCTCATTCACCTTCTGCAACAGCGCGATCCGGTCCACCGTCATCACCGACCGGTGATACCCCATCACCAGCGCCTTTGCCTCGCGGCCTATCTCCTCCTGTATCTCGGCAATTCGGGCGGAAATGCTGGGTTTTGCCAGGAGTTTCGCCGACTCAGAGCGCGCGGTCCCGTAGGTGGATTTCGGTTTCACCGCCTGGTAGGCCCGCACGGCAACGCCCAGTTCCACGTACTTCCAACAGAACCGCTCTTCCCACGGCTTCAGCGCAGCGGACGCGGAGTCGTACCCCATTTCTCCGGCCATGGTCGGCAGTACCGTTTGCCCTGGAACGCTTGTCTGTTTATCCACATCCGCCACAACACTCTCCCTCAACGAAAAAACCCGCACCACGGCCGTAAAAACAGCCACATGATGCGGGTTCAAAAGCTCCCCTGCGGGTTAATGAACTAACCGCCCTACCTTATCTTCTCAGTCCTTGTCAAAGCAGTAATGCCGCCCTGGTTGCAATCAATCACCAGTTGACCGGTGAAACCGGGCTCCATCACGCCCAGCGCCCGCAACTGCTCCAACATCTTTGCTTTCCATTCAGGGTCTACCTTCAACATCCGACCATCCGACAATAGGATTTTAACCATTACCACCTTAATACATCAACGCCCCCAATTGTTCAACATATTTTTGAACATCAGATATCAGCCACTAATTCCCCTTCATCGTGACCAAGCCACACACCGCTTTCCTGATAAACCGAACCGCGAAGCCTGCGCGCCATCAACAGGCCCGGAATGACACGGGAAACCGTCTTCGCCACAGGCGCAACCTCCACGGGCGCCTTCCTCTGCACCCTCTCGCCCCTTTTTCGGTGCGTCTTTCTCGCCTTTTCGCGCTTTTGTCTTATCTTCAGCGTCTTTTGCCGGGTACAGCATGTCCTGTCGCAGTACAGCCGCCGGGCAAACCTTGCCGGCGTCTCGTCCAGCCTCATAACCAGCGGCCTGCCGCAACCAGGGTAGCCGCACAGCCTGACCTCATCCATGCTCTCACCCCCTGAAAATATCACACAACCCTCTGAAGGCTTGCCCGGCGGTAGCTCTGCCAGGTAAAGGCCAGCAACCTGCTGTTGCCCTCATAAAACCTGTCAACAGCCCGCTCCCCGATTACCTCCGTCAACTGCTTGATCGTCAGATTGCTTATCAGGACCGTCGGTTTCAACGCCTCGTAGCGGTCGTTCACAATCTCCGTCAAAACCAACTGCTCGGTCGCGCTCTCGAACTGCACGCCCACCTCGTCGATTATCAACAGGTCCGGGACCGTAAACGACCTGACAACCTCCTCCGTGCCCTCCCTGGTTCGCCAGCTATCCATCACCCGGCGCACCAGCTTCATCACCGTCGTATGCAGGCACGAAAACCCTTGCCTCATCACCTCCTGGCCCACAATCGCGGCCAGCATGTTCTTGCCGGTGCCGCAGCGGCCCAGCAGCACCAGAAATCCCCCTCCCCGCGGATCAAAAGACTTCGCCCAGCGCTCGCACTCCGCTTTGACCTTTGCCGCATCCGCGCATACCGGCCGGTAGTCCTCGAAGATCATCCCCTGGAAACGGGCGCCGATGTTCGACGCCTTGAGAAACCCGGCAATCTGCCGCCCTTTCCTGTCCCTCTCCACGGCCTCCCGTTCCTGCCGGAGCAGCTCGGCTCGCGCCGCCGCCCGTTTCGCCGAACATTCCGGGCACACTACGGGAGCGGGCCTTATCGCAGCCAGCGCCGCCGGGGTTTTCCCGGAAAACAAACCGCCGCAGTCCGGGCAAAGCAGTTCACGTTCCTCCAGTGCCCAGCCAGTCGGCGTCAGCGGGGCATGGCGGCCTGATTCCCTTCGCTTTTCCTCCAGCCTTGATTGCGCCTTTTGCAGATCCTCGTCCGTCATCGTCACCCCTCCCCTCCAGGCGTTTTTTCACCCAGTTGAGCTGTGTCTTTCCCGAACATCCGGCAGCCTCGAACGCCTCCCGGATGCGTTCCCGAGGGTAGAGGCGGCAGATATCCTGCAAAATCGACGTCTGGCCCGGCGAATCCATCAACTGGCCGAGGTATTTCCGCACCAGAGCGCGGCATTCCGAAACCGGCATGTTCCGGACTTCCGCGGCGGCGGCAACGTCCGGCTCTGGTGGCGGCGTTTCGCTGTCAGTTCTGACTGACTCTGGTTCTGCTGCTGCTGCTTTTTCTTCTTCTCTTTTTTCTTCTTCTCTTCTCTTATCTTCTCTGTCGTGACTTGCCGTGACAGTCCGTGACATATCGTGGCATCCGGCTTGAAGTTGTGACAAAAGGGCTTTCAGTTCATCAACATCCGCCCGAATTTTGTCACGTTCCCGTTGCTCCCGTTTCCGTCTTGCCGCCGTGGGGTCCTCATTCTTCGGTTGCCGTTTCTCCCAGTTTTTCAGCCGCCCAGACGCGATGACATCCTTCTCTTCCAGCGCTCGATAAACCCGCTCCACCTCATCAGGTTCAATTTCCAGGCAGGCAGCGTTCTCCTCAAAATCATAACCGTCAAGACTTCCACGGTCTTGCCTTGTGGCCGCATGCTCGATGATAGACTGCCACACCCCCAGGACAATCACTCGCGGAACCTGGGCTTTTCTAGCTACCACGGTGAACTTTTTATCGTCCAGCGTGCCGGTATACCATCGGAACCACTCGAAATACATCAGAGCCTCCTAAAACGTCACCACAAACGTCAACGCGGCAGCCGCCGGCACATCCAGAATAATCAGGAGCGTCGGGAAAACCTTAGTGCTCATCATAATATCCCCGTCTCCGGCAACCCACAGTCACCCTGGTATACGCGCCATAGCTGTCCGCTCCATGCCGGTCCATAGCGATATGCAGCGCCGTATCCGCCGACTGCTGCACATCCACCAGCTCATCGGCCACATGGTTCCAGTCCCCCGATAGCCAGGCCTGCAGCATCGCGCCGCCCACTTCCAGGACCTCCGACAACAAATGCAGCCATTGACGTATGATATTGTTTCTGGTAGCAAATACAGTTCGTGGGAAAAGCAAATCAAAATCTCCAGTATTACTTGAACAATCCGAGTTGAATTTTTGCTGGTTCAACCATGACCAGCCCCCAGCTTTCGATTGTTTCCATGGTTGCCCACCTCGCGGAGACGCCCTTGCCTTCGGCTAGTACTTGGTTACCCCGTATCTCGACGGTGTTTGGATTCACGTACAGGGGACTTGCACCCCATAAGTTCATGCCCATGCCGGACGTACACACGCGAGTGGATACCGACCCTCGGCGGGTCACCCACAGCATCCATCCAGGCTGTCTTACCCCTAGAAGTTATCTCATTTTGAGGCGGCGATATATGTGCAAAGGTTCGCATAGTAGCGCCAACTAGCCGTCCGTTAAAAGAGGAGAGCGTTTAATGGCAAAACCAGACTGGACACGAGATGAACTCATACTTGCCCTGGACCTTTATTTTCGGGAGCCGACTGCGAGAGGCAGTAAGACGCACCCTGAAGTAATAAAACTGAGCAACCTTCTTAATAAACTTCCGATTCATCAAGGCTCCGACCTAGAAGAAGATTTCAGAAATTCTAACGGTGTCGGCATGAAACTCAGTAACTTCCTCAGATTTGACCCCGATTATCCAGGAGAAGGTCTCAAAAGAGGATCACACCTTGAAGAAGAGGTGTGGAATACCTTTGCAAACGACAAAGATCGACTTCATAAGGTTGCATTATCGATTGCTGCCGTTGTAGAGAGTGGATCACTAGAATCAACTGCTGTATATGTTGATGATGAAGATGTTGAAGCAGAAGAAGGCCGTGTTCTAACTCGGCTACATCGGTCACGAGAGCGCAATAGATTGTTAACTGATAAAAAGAAAAATCAGATTTTGGTTGCAACAGGTAATCTCAAGTGCGAGGTGTGTGGTTTTGACTATGAGGCAACTTATGGGCTACATGGGCATGGTTTCGTAGAGTGTCATCATGTCAAACCAGTCAGCTTCCTAACACCAGGTGAGAAGACCAAAGTAAGTGATTTGGCACTTGTCTGTGCGAATTGTCATCGCATGATTCACAGGCGCAGGCCCTGGTTAAGTGTAGATGAGCTTCGAGCAAAACTACAGGAATCTGCCTAACCCGCGGCGGCACACGGTTTTCGCTGCGCTACGCCGGTGCGCCTCGGCCACGTTATCCAAAACAAAAGGATTGATTACAATGACTAAAGACAAGAACGGATTCATATATGTTCTTACAAACTCTGCCATGCCAGGATTAGTAAAAATCGGGATGACATTAGGTAATCCTGAGGACCGGGCCAGACAACTTAGCCAAGGAACTGGTACTCCCGCCCCATTTGATGTCTACGCAGCCTTCCCCGTTATTGATGCAGACCGCGCTGAAAAGCAGGTTCACGGTGCTTTTGATGATATGCGAACCAGTCGGAAGCGGGAGTTCTTTGCCATTGCACCAGAAGATGCCGTCAAATTGATTGAAGTAGCTCTTAAAAGCCAAACGGACTTTCAACGGCTTGCACGCGAGAAACAAGCTAAACGTATTCTCAAAACATGTGAAACCATGGAAAAGAATCGTAAAGATATACTGGCAAAACGACGCGACCCAAGCAAACTGCCTTATCTTAAAAAGCTTCTTGCAGATACAGACGCTAAATATGGATGGGACAAGAAGAAGCCGAAATAAAAATTTAAAACCAGGTAAAAATGAGGGGTCAGCCCTTGAAAGTGGAATTTTGAAGAAATGACTCCCCCCCAGCCCGGGCCTCTCTCAGCATAAGACCGCCTTCGCACCATTCACAATCATGGCAACATTCGTTGCCCCAATAGCAACGGATCGCGGTTGCTGTTTGCCTGAATAGATCGAGTTGCTGGTTCACGTTGTCATGCAAGTCGACTGTCATTTTTCATCCCCTCACCTCCACCACTTCCTATAAGTCTCACCCTTCCGCCGCGGCAGCTCCACCCCATCCCAAGGATAAGGCCCGCTGCTCGGGCCGCAGCTCTCCACCTCCGCCCCGCGAAACCGCTTTTTCATATCCATCGCCACAACCACCGCCTGGGGCGGCGCACCTTTCAGCGCCGCCACCTCTCCGCCCGACATCACGATCCGCCCAACGGCAACCCTCCGCTCCCTCTCCTCCGGATCATCGGTGATATCCACCTCCAACCCGTACCGGCTCCTGATGGTCACCACCACCCTGGAGAGCAAATCATCCACGCATCACCCGCACATACTCCACCCGCACGCCGGGCAGGTCACGCAACCCCCTTCGTGCCGGAGATCCGCCCCGCATTCAGGACACGTTTTCATCAGCCACATCCCTCAGGCGCTTCATGTTCCACTTCTCCAGCAGTCGGCAATAAAGCTCGCAACCATAATATCCGGCCTCGCACCCCTGGCAGGGATGCGTCACATAACCCCTCGTTTCCTTCATCGCCCCTCCCCCGGGCAAAAAACGGCCGTGGAGATGGAGGGCCCCACGGCCCATGCCCTAAGCTAAAATCGTCACCTGTTCTGGAATATTCGCCCTCAACCAGTCCCGGATCCGCCGGATAGCCTCCAGCGTCCAACACCCGCCATCAGCGTCAAACAACGCCGCCAGCGGCCCGGCGTCCGACTTCTTGAGCCGCAACACGCACTTCGACACCGGCTGGTCAATCTCCAGAAACGTCCGGAACGGCGCCAGCTCCACCGGATTCGGCACCGACACCTCAGCCACCCGGGCAATGCCGGTCCTGGCCGTCACCGTCTGCGTCATCCCGTCATCGGAACAGGTCACATTCGCCTCCTGGACCAGGTTTCCCGCCAGCCGCACTATGGCCGCCGTGGCCGCGTCCTGCACAAAATGCGTCTGCATATTGATGATGAAATCCTCAATGGGCAGATATTTGCCAAACGGATACCCCTTCGGCTCATGGAAGGCATGCAGAAACAGATACCGCTGGTTCCAGTCGCCGGTCAGGCGGGATCGCACCTGCACATCATTGTGACCCCGCACATGCGCCACCAGGGAATCCAGCTCCAGCCGGTCCGGATTCGCGTTCAGGTAATCGCCCAACCCGGTCAGTGTCGCCACGTTCATCTCCTCCACCACCGGGGGGACCACCGGAAACAGCTTCCGGTCCGCGTAATATCTCCCCTCGATAACCTCCATATCGATAGGCGACAACTCCACAATCCTGTTCACAAACTCCGCCGTCAGATCCGCCATTACTCGTTACCCGCCTTTCCGCCCGTTATCACGGCCGGGGCCTGATAGGGCATGGTCAACTGTTCCGGATTGTGCTCAAAAGCCACGCCCCGGTTGCCTTGTCTGCCAATATAGAAAATAGTGCTGCACGGCTGCGCCGGTTGCGTCTTCGACGTGCAGATAATCTCCACATTGCCCGTCACCCGGTTATCGTCCGGCTTGATGCGCACCCGCAAAGAAACCTCGCGCACCCCGCCGCGGGTATTGGGGTCCACGATATTATCCAGAACCCTCTGCATCTCATCGTCAAACCTCTCGATAGCCGCCCCGCGCGCCAGCGTCAACAGGCTCGCCCGCTCCTCATCCACAAAACCCGGCATCCTTATCTCCTTTCTCACATCGATGAAAGAAACCTGCCGTCCCGCCCCCGCAGCCGTTAATCCCCTTTCAGGCTCTCACGCCTTCCATGCCCCGATACCACAATGGTTCATGGTCCGGGCATTGATATGGATACAAATCGAACATAGTGCCGGCATACTTCACCACAACGGCCGTACGCTTCTCCGGAGCGCACTCGCGGGACTGCGCGCACCATTCACATGGCGCAAGAAAACGCCTCGTCTTATGCGCCCCTTTCGCCACGGCGGCGCATCTCCCTCAACAGCGCGGAAAAACTGACTGCCCGCCCCTCGGAACAAAGGGCATCCCTGATACCGTCCAGAATCAGCATGAAGTCCAGGGGGTAGCACACCTGGCCCATCTGGCGGGCCTCCCAGTCCAGCGGAAAAGTGTTGCCCATCTTCTTCATCAGCAAAACAGTCTTGTTCTGAGGGAAATTATTCGGGTCGGTATCCCGCATCATCCGCATGAAATGGCAATAATCGATCCCCATCTCCCAGGCGGCCTCCTTGGCGGACATACCGGCCAACTGATAGCAACGCTCTATCGCCACCGTCCTGCTCGGAACCGCCTCCAGCATATCCTGATACGCCGGAACAAACTCCCTGACCGTATTCATCGTCACAGCACCTCCGGCGGGTCCGGAAACATCATCCAGTGCGTCACGGGCGGCGCCAGCGGCAGGCCGTAATCGTCCACCCACGACACGCCGTCAAATGCCGCCGGCCAGACCGGCTCGCAGGATTCCGGGGAATATGTCAGCACCATCATGCAGGCATCCGGCATCTCATTAGAACACGCTATCCACCTGCTCATCGCTCGCCCTCCCTCAGCCACTGGTTTGCCCGATACCTCGCCTCCGCTCGCATCTCATCGCCAACCACGTCCCGATCCGCCGCCCGCCACCAGCCACCACGCATTGACCATAACGAAGCGCCCCCGTCCCGCCGCTCACCTGCGACAATTCGCGCAGCTCATCTTGCCGTCCGGCCACATCAGGTACCGGTCGTTCCCCAGGATAAGCGACCGGCACGACGAACATTCCCCGTAGCACATCCGCCCATCCACAGACACAATCCGCGCGTTTGGATGCTGGCGCCGGAATGCCTCCAGATTGTCGAAAAACGCCTCCGTCACCGCCACAAACTCCACCCTCATGCTCATCTCCCCTGGCTCGCCAGCTTGCGCGCCCTGGCCTTGGCCGACTTCATCAGGCGGTCCGCCGTAGAAAACTGCCCCAGCGTCTCCGCGCGGCCCGCCATGATGGTCGCGTGATACACCACATAATCCGCCTCTGTCATCGTGCGCCGCGCATCCAGCAACTGCGAATCCTCATAGCGCACCCGGTCCGGGTCCAGACCGGCAGCCACGGACGGAGCGGGCGCCGCCGAAGGCATCAACTTTGCCAGCATCGGCGCCAGCAACTGGGCCACCTCCACGGCGATCTCCCTGATTTCCGCGCGCGTCATTGCCAT